ACGAATTTCAGATTGTTGATTGCCAGTGACAGCGGCACCACACCGAAGGCATCGCTGCGAAAGATGTCAAGCATTGTCGTGATCCTTGTTTGTGCTGCCTCACGGCGAGCGTTGATGGGTGCCCGCGATCAGATGCGGACTGCGATGCCTTTGGCCGCGAATGCTGCCACAGCGGCGATCTGTTCTGCCGTGGACATTGAACCCCAATTGATGAGGCGACCGTTGATTTCGGCGTTGCGCGCGATCACCGAAATACGAAGCCCGTCAACCGGGACTGACTTGCCCGCATAGATCGTGAGGGCTTGGCAATCCGCGCCGACCGTCGCCACGACATACGTCGCCGGTTTGTCGGTGGTCGCAGCCGCCGTCTGCTTGCACGGTGTTCCGACGCCGACAGTTGTCGGATCGGCAAACCACGCATTTTCGCGCGACTGATGCCCATTGCTCTCAGACAGAATGAATTCTGCGCTGTGGGGCTGTTCCGTCAGTACAGGAAATTGAGACATGGAGTTCTCCTTCTGCCCTGCGCGGGCGTTAGCCCTTCCTGCGGGCGTTGAGTTTGTCGGTGATCTTCGACCACATGTTTGCCGGGACTTTCGCCGGATCAATCATCGGATGATGCGGCATGATCGGCGGCTCTGCCGCACGTTTCGCCAGCAATTCCTTGCGGACCTGTTCGACCGGGACCGCCGACCGCACATAAGGCCCGACAAGTTCTGGCTGGCCCGCCAGCGCGCACAGATCGGTGACGCTTGCGACGTAGGCTTGATGTTCCTCGATGCCCTGCTTCTTTGCGGCATTCAGATCGACCACCGTCGCGCTCGGCTGCGGTGCGGGCGGCTCTTGTGCCGGTGCAGGTGCGGGGTCTTGCTGCGGTGGCGGCGGTTCGGGATCGCCAATCGCAGCTTTCAATTTTTCTGCCGCTGCTTTCGGTAGCAGTTGCAGCGAGAATTTCGCCGCCATCTTAACTTCCTTTGTCACCTCATCGGCATAGCCAAGTGACTTGGCCTCTGCCGCATCCATCAACCGATCCTCTTTCAGCAATGCGCGCACCTTGGCCGGTGTCTGGCCGGATCGCGCTGCGTAGGTCGCGGTGATCGACTTGTCGATACGGTCAAGATCGTCAGCCACCGCTCGCATGTCCTCTGCCGTGCCCATAGAGAAGCCGGATGCGTTGTGCAGAAGCAGGAACGAGTTTGATGGCATGACGATCTTGTCCGCAGCCATTGCGATGTAACTCGCAATCGACGCAGCAATTCCGTCAACGTGCGCTGTGACGGTGGCTTTGTGATTTTTCAGCGCGTTGTGGATCGCCACGCCGTCGAACACATCGCCACCGGGGCTGTTGATGTGCAACGTGATGTTGCTGATGTCGTCGCCCAATGCCGTCAGGTTTGTCAGAAAATCTTTGGCACTGACGGCGCTGTCATCCCAAAACGACTGACCGATGGCGTCGTAGATGACGATTTCTGCGCTGTTCTCATCGGCCTTTTTCATCGTGAACCATGAACGCATGTTTCAACTCCTATGCTGCATTGTCGGCTGCGGCCTGATCGGCTGCTTCCGCCGCTTGATCTGCTGCTGCCTGATCCGCCGCGTCCTGTGCGGCCTGTTCGCTTGGTGTGTTTGGCTGCGTTGCCGCCGCGTACACGACCGGGAATACAAGATCGAGTTTTTCCTCTCGCTCTGCATCGGCTGCGATGCGCTCGTCGTTCTCCACCGGATCGTTGCCCTCGGCCTCGATGACATCGCTGCGTGACTTGAAGCCAGCATCGACGGCGAGCTTTTCGGCTTGCCGGTCTTTCAGCGGGTCCACCCAATCATTGCGCTGCGGTATCCACTTGCACCGCTGATATTCGGTCTGCCGCAGCAAGTAGTCGGCGCTGCCAATTGGCAGGGCTTCCGACAGAATGGCCGTGTCAAGCCAGCGCCGGTAAATCGGCGTACACATCTGGTAGACGAAAATGTTGTGCTGAAATTGTTCGAGCTTTCGCCTGTATTCGACAATAGAGCCGCGCAATGAACTGTAGTTTGCACGGCGCAAGTCTGATGTGCAGAGCGAATACGGTATCCCCAACGAGCCGAATACTGCGAGTTGCTGCCTGTATTGATAGGCTTCGTAGGTGCCGCCGACATCAGCGGGTTCGCTAAACTTGATGTCCTCACCGGGCAGCAATGTTTGCAGCGTACCGGGTTCAAGCCCCGACAGGCCGATGCCGTCCTGATCTGATGTTTCGTCCAGCCCATCAATCGGCACGACATCCTCTGGCGCTGGTGATGTGACAAAGCCAGCGAACATCGCCGCGATGCGTTTGCGCTCCAGTTCGGCGTCATCGTACTGATCGAGGAAATACAATCGGATGAGCGCGGGCGTGATGAGCGGCACACCGCGCATCTGACCGGGCCGGGTGCATTTAAAAATGTGCAGCACCTCGGATGCTGGCACACGCACCGGGTCCATCGTTCCAATCTGTTCGATTGGCATGTCGCCGGGGTGGATCGGGTAAAACCAATATGCTGCGCGACGGCCAAGGAAATCGAGTTCGATGCCGTTCATGATCCAGTTGCCGTTCGCCGCTTGCATGTTCATCCAGTAAGGACACATGTCGCTTTCGAGCAATTGGAGTTGCAGCGGCACCAGAAAACCGTCCTCAACCCGTCGATTGCGATAGCGCACGAACACCTCGCCAGCCTCAAACAACCCGCGCGCCACGATGGTCTGCATTCCGTAAAAATCTGCGATGCCGTCTGCATCACATTCGTCTGTCCAATCGGCCCACAGCCGCATGATGCCGTCGCGCAGTTCCTCATCCTCGGTGAACAGCGACGATGGCTTGATGCCGGTGCCGATGAGGTTTGCAACGAAGCTCTCGCAAGCTGCGTTGGCGTGTGGATTGTTTCGCAGAACGTCGCGCGTTCGCGCGCGGAGCGTCGTGCCTGATGCCGTCAGGATCGTGTTGGTGGTGTTCTGTGTCGGCACCCATCCCTTGAGCCGCCGCCGATAACCGCCGCCGTCATAGCCGGTAGACCAATTCGATGTGTTGCTGCCGCTGCCCCATGACGGCAGACCTGACTGCTGCGCGCGATAGCCTCGGCTTGGTTTGATCCAGCGGCCAAGGATACCTTCCGACAATGCGTTGCGGATCGCGCCCATTACAGGCCCTTGTCTGATGGCGAGTACATGCGGATTTGCCGCATCCTCCCGCTGCCGCCATCCAGTTCCTCTTGCATGGTGTTGGCGATCTGGCGCAGGTCGGCCAGCGAACGGAAATCGGTTCGCTTGTCGCCATAGCCAGCACCTTCGACGCCTGATGCGATGATCGTGTTCAGCGCGTCAAGCTGTGCCTGTGTGTACAGGGTCGGAGTGACAACAACGCCGCTGCGCTTGCGCGCCAGCTTTCGCAAGAGTGCTTGATTGCGGTAGGCCATCAGGCCCCAAGATAATTCGACCGGATAATGCGCCTTCGATGTCTGCCGCGTCCTGTTGGTGCGGTCGGCAACGGTGCGTCTACTACCTCGGTTGGGGTTTCCGGCTCTCTGCCAACTCCACCTTTACGGCTGTCGTTCGATTTTTGCAATGGGATGCGCTGCACGTTCAGCAAATAACCCGCTGCCGCTTGCATCGCCTCGCAGTCGAAAAAGTGGTTGTGACGGCTGCGTTGCACCCATTCGACGCGGCCTGTCGGCTGTTTGAGCCGCGCTTCCGAAACGATCTGATGGCAGTAATCGTCGTCTATGCCCCTGAACACATGCCAGCCGCCCACCTTGTCCTGCGGCCAGCGCAGCCGTTCATGCACCCAACTTTTCCAGTGATCGGTGTCGAGCCGCACAAGGTCCAGCCCGAACTTTGCGGCCTTGCCGTCCTTGCGGCTGACCTCGATCTTGCTGAACAGGAGCGGGGTCCGCATCGGTGCTGACGACCCTTTTGTCGGCCTCACCCGGCGCATGAAGCGGCGGCAGAATTCGTAAACGCGATTGAGTGGCAACGTGTCTGTCTTGCCCGGTCGAAAGCCGCTGTCGATGAATGCCAGCTTGATCGGCACACCGTCCACCGGCTGCGATACTAGATCGCCCAATGCGCCCCAAATTTCCTCC